GGTTTGAGGTTGTTTCCCAGTCACGATCATTGTCAGCCTTCGTCGGCCCTGTCCATACATGGTTATTGGTCATTTCTCATCTCCCCTCTCGTTATCCACACCCAAACTGTTAGCCGCCGTTAGTGGGCGGCTAGTCGTCTTCGTCTGTTATTGCTACAAGGCTGCCATCAACAACCTCAAACCCCATCAGCTTGTCGCCGCAGCACCCATAGCTGGCAACGAACAGCGGAGTAATCTTTGTCATTGTGAAGTCGCCACCCTTGTAGCCTTCAAAGGTTTTGCCCAGAGCATTTCTCGCAACCTCAAGAACCTTGTTGGTCGTAGACTCTCCAGCCTCAAAAGCAAGGTCAGAATAATAACCTCTATATGAGTCGCATTCGGCAGATATGCCAACAACTTTTGTGTCAGGATCATGCTTTTCCATCTCATGGATAAGCTCAGAAAGCGTCATTTGAGTTTCTGACCTTTCTTTCGCCATAGCTTTTGACATATTTTCAATAATCGCTTCAATGCTCATTGCTTTCTCCTAATTAGTTTTGTGGCCTATCCACACCCAAATACTAGGCAATCCCCGCCCCGCTGTGAAATACCGATTCGGACTTAGTGGCGGTGTTTTAATAACCTTTTGCACTCTTCACGCACCAAGTCGCGTATATCTTCCGACAACTGCTTCCCAGCTTCTTTCCTTTTCTTTGCCGGGAGGTCTAGCAAGGCGGACGCACGGAAATAGATGTGAATCCGTATGGCAGATTTCAGGGCATCGCTAAGGTCCGCGTAAGCCATATCCCCGCGCAAGCAAGCCTCTAACTGCTCCTGTGCTTTAGCCATTCTTCAAAAGCCTCCCATGCCGCTTCCCATCCAAGCGCAACGCACGCAAACCCGCCCGCATCATGAACGGCTTTCAGGTACTCTAGCTGCCCTGGCTGCCACTTGCTTTTAGTGTGGTCTTTCCTTTTAAGCTCCGCTGCAAAGCCTAATGGAATCACCACGTCGCTTGCCCCTGGCGACAAACCCATAGCCTTATCCCTGGCAAGTTGCTGGAACTGCTTACCCTTGCGCTTTTCTTCGTTCTTTGGGTGCAATGCCAGCTTGCCCCATGTGTCGGGGTGCTCTTTGCGTAAGCGTGAAAAAAACGTGATCTGCTCAGCGCTCTCTGGGGGGCAGTCGCCTCTGAATGCGGGGTCGCCGTATACCTTGAGCCATGGTTCAAATTTCATCTGGAGCCCTATTGAAGTCAAAAACCCTGTAAAAACCTGAGTCGCCGTCCTTTTGATAGGTGACGGTTTCAGGCATCTCAACTCCGCTTTCTGTCGCGTCCATGAGTTGTATATATTCAGCGTGAAGCCTTCCGCGCTCCACGTATGGGTGATACCACACGCTAAAGCTCCGGTATTCGGTCTGGAACGTCACCACCAGGCATTCATTACCTTTTCGGCTAACAACTGGCTTGGCCTCCCAATCAACAACCCTATCCGTCTGTATGCGTGTCGGGTCTTTCTTGAACTCTTTGAACTCAATCCGCAGCTTCTCGTTTGGGTCAATGATCTCGCCACGGCACTCAACGCAATACTTAGCGGCAATGTCGTTGTCTGCTCCGCAGTGCGGGCATTCCTTGCTTGTCCACCTGTGAGCACACTGGACGTGCGTAGCGCCTCGCTTAACCAGCCCTTGGCACCGTCTGCCGTAGTGGGCTGGCATTGGCCCGCTGTCAGTCTCAATCCTTGCGCCTGCCAAGTCTACAAAATAGCCGTACTTGTCTACCTCAAACTGGTCAGGGTTCTTTCGGGCGCTAAACGTGTTGGTGATTCCGCACTCGGCACACTCTGCCTCGATGTATGAAGCCTCGCCGCTTGCCATGCCTGCCTTGATTTCAGGATTGAATATGTCACCGTCCGGACAATGGCGTTCAAGGTTCTCGGCGTAGTCCAGAACAAGACAGTCATCCTTGTCATCGTCTATGCGTAGACCGCGCCCTATGATCTGTTGCAGTAAAGACACGGATTCGGTAGCCCGTAAGATAGCGATAACGTCGACGTGCGGAGCGTCAAAGCCCGTGGTCAAGACTGAGACGTTCACAAGGTACTTAATCTCTTTTGCCTTGAATCGTTGCAGTATCCGCCTTCTCTCGTCCTTCCCCGTTGCCCCTGTCACGATAGCGGACAGCCCTGGCGGCAAAGAGGCCATGCACTCCTGGGCGTGCTGAACAGTCGCGGCAAAGATCATCACCCCGTTACGGTCGCGAGACTTTGCCACTACGTCCGCAATGATGCGGCTTGTCTTCCTTCCGTGTCCGTGAAACGCCTTATCAACTTCCGCGCTGTTGAAGTTGCCCATGCGGTTGACTTCAAGTCCAAGCGTTTCGTAATTGTCCGCGCCGATCTGCCCAATAACAGGCGGGGTAAGGTAGCCGTTATCAATTAGCTCCTTCGCCTGAATGCTGTAAACCAATGCCGTGAAGTACGGATCTTTGCAGGCGTGTTCGCCCATCGGCTGGCCTTGTTCGTTCATCTCATATATGTAGCCGCTTCCCAAGCGATACGGGGTGGCTGATAGCCCTATCACTCTTAACTTAGGATTCTGCTCTCTCAGGCGCTCAATAATGGCTTTGACGGTTGGCGTGATACGGTGAGCTTCATCTAACACAACGGCGCAGAAGTCACGGCCAAAAGCTCTAATGCGGTTCTTCACCGTGCCAGGCGTTCCGAAAACAACTGGATGCCTCATGCAGTTGGCGCCCGCACTGGCGGACATAATACTGGCAGGGTTGCCGGTTGCCAGATACTTTTCGCGGTTCTGGGTCACAAGTTCAGCGGAAGGCGCAAGGCATAACACCTTTTTGCCTCCGCTGATTGTGTGCAAGTCACCCGCTATTGCAGAAATGATATGGCTCTTCCCTGAGCCGGTCGGGGCATCCACCAAGCATGGATCAACGGACTTGCGGACCCATGCCATAACGGCCTTGTGGGCTTCGCTTTGGTAGGGTCTTAGCATTATGACAGCTTCCAGTAGCTTGTAGGTTTGCCGGTCCACTTGGTCAGGTCTGCATTAGGCGCAAGCTCTTTCAATGCCTTGGCATAGCTCACAGAGCCTTTGCGCTCTACTTGGGTCAGTTTCTTTCCGCAAATGTCCGCGTTCTTTTCGCCTGCCATGCTGACCAGTTCGTCTAGAATGTCCTTTTTTCTTGCCGTTGCCCGCTCAATGGCGTCCGCCAATTCATCGTATTCCGTGACCAGCTTTTCGGCCTTCAGTGTGTCGATTACTTTGCGCTTTGGTTGTAGGTGTTCGGGGTTGTCGAGTTCTGAGAGGTAGCGCTGATAAAAGGCTTCAAGCTGTACAACAGCGCCTGAAAACCATGCCCAGTCGTATATCACGGTCTCTAACTTTGTTCCTTTAGGTGCCCACTGGAAGAAGTGCGCCCAATGGTTCTCTGAGCAAGCCATTTCGATCTGCACTTGAGCCCAGTAATGCTCCTGCTCCTCCAAGGTCTTAAACTCCGGCCTCTCGTCTTTGCGCTTGCCGTATGGGCATTTGATTTCCAGTATGCCCTCTCCGTCAATAATGCCGTCGGGGCTCGCTGCCAGCCAGTCGTAATCAGGGTGTACAATAAGCCCGCACTCCTGAACTTTATTTCCCGTCTCCATCTCATACTCGGCCTGCGCCCCGTCTTCATGGAACGTGCCGTGCTCAGTGGCTACATTGCCCGTAAACTCAGACTCCGCGCCATGATACGCCCGTACCATCTCCCGCAATACGTCATCGGCGGTCTTGTACGGATTAAGGCCAAGTATTGCGCCAACGTTTGAGCCTGTGACACGGCCAACTCGCTTTGCGAACCATTCTTTGCTTCGTTGCTTTTCCATATACCCTCCCGAAAACTAGGGGCGCAACGCGCCCCGTGGATTTAAAAGCCTACGTCATCATCAAAATCGGTCGGCATAGGATCCGGCTCAGGTGCGGGCTCTTCCTTCTTTGGGCTACCCTGGCGGGGGCTAACAGCGCTGATCCAGTTTCCGCTGCGCTCTTCGCCGTTAATCTCCATCTCCCAGACTTGCAGCTTCAGCACCATCGGCTTGTTGCAAAGCGCAACGGTCAAGCTCTTGTCGGTCGGCTCTTCACCTGCCGCCATCAGCTTGCCGCCTGCGTTGGCGTCAATCGCTGCCAGCATCCGCTTGGCCTTTTCCTGCTTTTTCGGTTCGCTGTCTTCGACGCGGATCTTCTGGAAGATCTTGCGGTTCTTGTATTCAGTCGGGGCCATAATTGCCCAGCGGATGCTGATAAAGCGGTCGCCGTTGTATTCATCCCACTTAGCTTCGTCGGGCGCAGCGAGGACGCTTGTGTTTTTCGGAATCGGCGCGATGTCTCCGCCGCCAGTTTCAAAGTTACCATCGGTTGGTTTGTCAATATTCCAAAAGCTCATGATTTAGCTCCTTTCAGGGCTTGCAGGGTAGGTACGTGATCGAACAGCGGGTTTTCCCCTTCAGGAACGATCAGGTCTTCGGTGATTGAATAGCGGTTCTTGCTGACGTTGGCAGCGGTTGTGTAGGTCACCAGCAGGCGTGTTCCGTCGCTGATAGCCTTCTTGCGCTCACCGTCGCCCATGGTATGGGTTTCCAGTTTCAGGTAGCCCACAAGGTCCACATCGTCCACATAGGGCGCAACGCTACGCTTGCCAAGGCGCAAGTCGTAACGGGTGTACGGGTCTTGGTCTGGAAGCTCTACCGTGTTGGTGTCTGCATGGGCGATAAAGACAACGTGAATGCCTTTGTTGTTAAGCAGGCCAGCGGCCTTCCGTACACGCTGGTGCATGGCTGCAACCGCTGCCAATCCAGCGCCATATCCGCCCAAAGCCTGGTTAATGCTCTTCGGCTTCTTCGGGTCACTGTCTACAACATGCTGGATAAACATTCGCTCAAGGGCAGTTACAGAGTCAATAATGACGCTCTGGTATTCGTGTTCTTCATGGATCAAAGCCTGGAACTGGTCCCATAGTGCCTTCGGGCCATCAACTACAGGCAGTGCGTCTGGTCGGTCAGATTCTGGGATTGACTGCATACCGTCTTCAGAACGGATAAATACAGGTTTCGGGAATGTTGCTGCGAGTCGGGTTTTACCTACACCGGCATCACCGGTAATCGTACAGATAATAGCTCTGTTTTCTGGCTTCTTAGCCATAGAAAGGATGCTGCTCATATCTTGTCTCCGCATTGGGTTTAAAAGTCGCGCCTTGTTGCGACACTTCAACTATAGTTCTAGCATGTTTTAGTGTCAACTGATAACAGCAAAATATTTTACAGTTGTTCTTCCTTTTCCGTTTGGCGCTTCCTCTTCCTTCAGGTGGCCAGCATCTACCAGCTTTTCAACGGTCTTATCAACGTCTTCTTTGCGGTACTTCCTGCACTTGCTTCTAAGCCTTCCAATGGTCTCGCCATGCTCTTCTGACACGTTGCTCATGATCTGGCTTGCCAGTGCGTCCTGCTTGTCTACTGCGCTGTTACTGTACGCCAGGTTTATCTTCTCCTCTACATCACGCTTAACAAGCGCGTAAGCCCACCTGACGTGCTCCGCAGTACGCAATCCCTCCGGTATGGCTAGTATCATGGAAACCTTGGCTACTTGCTCATATCCGCGCCGCTGGGATCGTGACTGGGAAAC